ATTTGATATTAAGTATTTATATTAACAAAAATCCCCAACAAGATACTTTTAAAAAAACCCAAAAAGATATTCTATAGTAAAAACTTATAGAAAAATCTGAAGGGAAACTTAATGGCGTAGTATATTTATAAATATTATGGATTTAAAGGATTTTGAAATATATAAAGGAAAACCATTTTCTGCGTTATGTAAGGAAATTGTGGTCAATCAAAACGAAAAAAAAGACCAATTAGATGTATTAGTTAGCGAATTGAGAGCTTTGATCAAGACGGTTAATGATGCCATGGTTATAGTTCCTTTAATTAGGGATTACATAGATGTAGGTGTAAAGAACGATGAACAATTGGTTAAATTGGCAGCCGTCATTCAACGTATAATATCAAGACAAACAGATGTCGGCGATGGTTCGACAGGTAATTTTATGATTACCGATGAAGAAAGAAAACAATTGATGCAAGAAGTGGAAAATTTAAAAAAACCCGATGTCAATTCTATAAAAGTTAAGGATATAAAATGAGTTATACTATAAATAATGGTATATTTAATTCCGCTAATGAAGATTACAATTTATTGGCTACTCGTAAAGATGCCAAAAGATCAAATGAGTCTTTTTTTAGTTATCAATTCGAGCCAGGCTTGGTATTGGATGTTATTGTAAATGATTCACACCCTACATTTAAAGGTGAAAAAATGGGAAAAATATCAGAACCTATTAATTTTCCTATTAATTACAATGGGGAGTCTCCAGAAAATACAGATAATTCTTATTTTTCTATTGGTAGCGTTTTGGTAAGATTATGTTATTCTCAACAAAAAATGGAAAAGGATGAATTAATTTGGGCAGTTCCATTGGATAATTCTTTTTCATCGTTTCCAATTTTGAACGAAATAGTACATGTTGTAAAAATATTCGACACATATTACTATACCAATAAAATTAATACCAAAAACTGGTCTAATGCGTCCGCTGATTTTAGATATGAACAGACTTACGGTAAGAGATTAGTAAATACATCTTACAATGATGTAGAATTGGTGGGGCCGGAATCCAAATTAGATTCGGATAACTCATTGTCAAATTATAGTTTTAGAGGAATTTTAGGAAATTATTTTTGGTTTAATTCACGAATAAGAAATTTACGTCGTTTTGAGGGTGATAGTATATTTGAAAGTCGATTTGGTCAAAGTATTAGAATGGGTGCTTATGATGATAATAGATTAAACGATAAAGGATTTTATACTGATTATAAAAGTGGCGAAAATAATACTTATGGTGGTGGAAATCCGATGATATTAATAAGAAATCGTCAACGTCCACTAGCTCAAAATAAAAAACAATCATTACACCCCCTTTTAAATTCTATATCTGATATTTCATCTTCGTTAAATGAAAAAAATGTCGGTGGATATATGGTGGAAGATATTAATAACGATGGTTCTTCAATTCATATAACCAGCGGACTTACTGTTTCACAGTTTAAAACTACATGTTATAAGAGATATTTCTCAATAGACAAGTCGGAAGAACAATTAAAATTTATTCCATCGGGATCAACAAATTTTAAAACTCCGATTCTTAGTGGAGATCAAGTTGTAATTCACAGTGATAGGTTAATTTTTGCTTCTAGATTTGGAGAAACAATGCATTTTTCCAAAAGACGATATATGATAACCACCGATGGTGAATATACAGTGGATGCGCACGATCAAATTGTAATGACTACTAATCAAAAAACAGTTATTAACTCACCTGCGATTTATTTGGGGGAATATGATAATACAAACGAACCAGTATTATTAGGACAAACTACCGTGGATTGGTTATATGATTTGTGTTTGTGGTTGGAAGAACACACGCATCACTATGAACACTCTCATCCTGATGCCGGCGGCGCGGAACCATCGGATACTCAAATTCCGGTTGAACTACAACAACTTAGAACTCTTAGAAGTAAATTACATGAAAATCTAAGTCGACGTGTATTTGTGACTGGAAGAGGATATGCTCCAGGAGCAGACGGTGGGGCTATTAAAGACGGAATACAACCTTTAAAAATAAATGTAATTAACGGAGATGGTGTTCCTGGTAATTTTAAAGGAAAAAATAGAAGAGAGAGTTCTAGAAAATATTAATATTTATAATATATGAATACTGAATCATTTAGGAAAATAATAAGAGAAACTGTAAACGAGGAATTGAAAACAGTATTACCACAAATACTGAGTGAGTTCTTTTCAAAAAAACCTTCGACATCTACCACCAATGAAGGCAATCTTAAAAAGATATTGGATGGTTCAAAAAATATAAGCGAATCTAATAAAAATGTCACAAAAAAGACTTATATAAAAAACAATCCCATATTAAATGACATTTTAAATGAAACTGTGGTGAGAATTCCAAATGAAACTGAGATGTCTTCGATTGGCAATTCAACTCCATCGGTATTGGATAATACTGAAAATTTACCCGATGCGGTGTCGGCCGCATTGACAAAAAATTATTCTTCTTTATTAAAAGCTGTAGATAAGAAGACAAAAGAAAAAAGATAATAAATGACTATAACCTCTTCATATTCACCTATCGGTTTGGAAGTACCTTTCACAAGAGGTAAAAATGGTTATTTTCAACAGACGTTCGACACCAACAGCAAAGTTAAACAAAACCTTTTAAATTTTTTAAAAACCAAAAGGGGTGAAAGAAGGATGTTTCCTGAGTTTGGGACTAAATTATATGATGTAGTGTTTGAACAAATTGATGAAAATGTAGTAGAAATAACAAAAAACATAATAAATGAAGAGGTAAAGTATTGGATGCCTGAAGTCACTATACAGAAAATTAGTGTATCAGATAAATCCGATAAAGAAAGTACCGATTCATATAAATTGTATATTTCTCTGGAATTTATTATAAATAAAACCAAAGAAAAGGATGTTTTACTATTGGAACTGCAAAATAATAGAATTTAAATATGTCAACTATTTTAGATAAAAATTTTAAACCTCAGTCACGAGAAGTTAAATATCTGGGACGGGATTTTAATCAGATTAAACAAAATCTGATTGATTTTGCTAAACAATATTATCCGAAGTCCTATAAAGATTTTAGCGATGCATCTCCTGGAATGATGTTTATAGACATGACATCATATGTTGGTGACGTTCTTTCTTTTTATATTGATTATCAGTTCAAAGAAGGACTTATGCAATTTTCAGAAGAAAGAAAGAATGTAATAAATTTAGCAAAATATTTGGGATATACTACAAAACCATCCAAGCCTTCCATAACGAATTTGGATTTGTATATGATCGCCCCCTCAAAAAGAAATTCAGATGGAACTTTTGAGCCAGATGAACGATATACATTAAGTATTTCTGAAGCAATGGAGGTTATTTCTTCTACAGGAGTTTCTTTTTTAACAATGGATACAGTAAACTTTTCTTTAAAAAGTGAATTGTCTCCTAGAACAGATGAAGTATTTTCTAGAAATGACGAAGGCGAGCCTGAATTTTATTTGTTAAAAAAATCTGTTAAAGCTTATAGCGGCAAAAAAATTACAACGTCTGTATTAGTTAATTCTGATAACCCAAATTTACGAATCGAACTTATCGAAGATAACGTGATAAAAATTTTAAGCGTAAAAGATGCTGATAATAATAACTGGTATCAAGTTGAATATTTGGCACAAGATTTGGTTCAATTACCTGTTGAAAACAATCAATATAATTTTGAGAAATTTTCACAATTTAGATCGACTGTTCCAAATATTATAAAGTTTTTAAGAACTAACAGAAGATTTACAGTTGAAGTGGACGAAAATAATAAAACTTTTTTACAATTCGGCCCATCAACGGATAGTATAGAAGAAGAGTTGTTGGTTCCAAATTCTGACAGCTTAGGTGTTGGCTTTTCTAACATAAGTAAATACAACCTAACTCTGGATCCTACTTCTTTTATTAACTCCAACTCTTATGGATTGTCACCGTTTAACACTACTTTAGAAATAACTTATGTTGTGGGGGGTGGGATAGAATCAAATGTAAATGTGGGAGATATAACAAAGATAAGTAAAATAGAATTTATTGAATTACAAGATTATTTACCTTCGGAAATCGGATTGGTTAATACCATAAAAACCAGTTTAAGAGTAGAAAATCCTATACCTGCTGTTGGAGGAGCTGGTTTTGAAACAATTAACGAAATAAAACAAAACGCTATGGCCAATTTTGCGGCACAAGATAGAATTGTTACAAAAGATGATTATATCGCTAGGGTTTTTAGTATGTCGCCTGAATATGGAAAGGTTTCTAAGGCCTATGTGACTACTGAGAACGATCTTTATACGAATAATACTTCTTTTATACCAGGATTAATTCTTTCTTCATGGTTTTTCTTTAAAATTTCTTGACTCTTTTCAAAATCATTTGATGGTACAAGGACAAAAACATTTTTATAATCCTTAATTAATTTTTTTACATCACCTTTATAGATGTGCCCTCCGCCGAAATCCAATATACTTGGTTTATCATATTTTTCAAAATCTTCTGATAAAACAAACTTCACACAATCTTCATCACCATAACCAAAGTCTGCTTGTAACTCATCCAGAGAGATTGCCTCTAAACCAAGTTTTTCACCTAATTCTTTTGAAATAGTTGATTTTCCGATAGTTGGCGCACCTAAAAGAATAATTCTATCTTTTTGGGAATATTTCTGAGTTTTCGCCTCAAATACTCTGTATGATTGTAAATATTTCATTCCTTCTCTTTTCTTTTTTTCATTAGATCTTTAATAAAATCTTTTATCTCATC